TGCAAGATTTATACCATGTGCTACGGCTGGATTAGCTTATTATTTATCTGTAAAACACGCTGAACAACCAGAAAGAGTTATAGCTTTAAAAGCTATGTATGACGAACAATGGAATTTAGCAGCACAAGAAGATAGGGAAAAAGCTTCTGTAAGGTTTGTTCCTTATGGGGGTTACAGTTAATGCCTTCTTTTGCTTCTGGTAAATATGCAATAGCAATATGTGATCGTTGTGGATTTGAATATCCATATAATGAATTACGCTTTGAAATATCAGACCAAAAAAGAACTGGATTTAGAGTTTGTTATGAATGTTTAGACCAAGATCAACCACAGTTACAGCTAGGACAATATCCTGTCAATGATCCACAGGCTTTAAGGGATGCTAGACCAGACACTTCTTTAGAGGCAAGTAGAAGACTTTCTGCTTGGGACCCTATTGGTGGATATGATGCAGAGTATGGAGCAAGTTCTCTGAGTAATATGATTATGAGGGGAAAAATTGGTGATTTAACTGTTACAACGAGTTAATTATGACGTACACAGAATTACAGACAGCAATAAAAGATTATTTACAAAATACTGAAACTACTTTTGTAAATGATTTACCGACTATTATTAAACAGGGTGAGGAAAGAATATTAAAAATTATTCGTTTACCAGTATTTAGAAAAAATGTTACTGGATCATTAACAGATGGAAATACTTATTTAGCTACACCTTCAGACTTTATGGATGATTTTTCTTTAGCAACAATAAGTTCTAATGTTTACAGCTATTTATTAAAAACTGATGTAAGTTTTATTCGAGAGGCTTATCCAAATAGCACAGTAAAGGCTTCTCCTAAACATTACGCAATTTTTGATGATTCAAGTTTTATAGTTGGACCCACTCCTGATGCAAATTATTCAGTAGAGTTACACTATTTTTATCGTCCATCCTCTATAACGGCAGGAGCATCAGATGGAACAACATGGTTATCAACTAATGCTAGTAATGCTTTACTTTATGCCTGTTTATTAGAAGGCTATACCTATATGAAGGGAGAGCCAGATTTAATGCAACTTTATGATACAAGATATAAAGAAGCTTTAGCTAGATTAAAGAATTTAGGTGAAGCTGAAAATATTAGCGACTCTTATAGAGAAGGAGCATTTAGAGTACCTCAAACATAATAAATAAAGGAGCAGATTGTGTTAAAAAAACCTATAAAAGCCTTAAAAGGCAAAAGGATAGCTATTGTAGCTATGGGAAATAGTCAACTAGATTTTCATATGGCTATAACACATAGTCAGGAGTTTGACGAAGTTTGGGTAATTAATGCGATGATTGGAGTAGTTCCATATCCAGATAGAGCTTTTGTAATGGACCCTGTATCTAGATTTTTTGATTCAGATGATGCAGGAGATATGACTGGTCTAATGAGAAAAGCATTACCAAAGTTACAATGTCCTACTTATACTTGTCAATTAGACGACAGAGTTTCGGCATTAGAACTTTATCCTATTGAAAGTGTAGTAAAAGATACTGAGTGTGGTTATATAAATAACACTGTAGCTTATGCAATAGCTTTTGCTTGTTGGAATGAAGTAGGCTCTATTGAGATGTTTGGTGCAGATTTTACTTATAAGCACAATTTATATTTTGCTGAAATGGGCAGAGCTTGTTGTGAGTTTTGGTTAGCAAAATGTATGGAACGAGGAATACAGATATGTATAGCAACTAGATCAAACTTGTTGGATGCTAGTATAGAATTAAAAGATAAATTATATGGCTACCACAGATTATCTGATCCTATGGTGTCTTTTTTAGATGATAATAATAAATTAAACGTCTGCAAATTTTCAGAAGTTATAAGACAGCAAATGGTACCTATGGGTATTGCTGACAGATATGATGAGAACCTTAATGCTGGGTTAGACCCGGTAGAACCAAAAAAACCATAATGCAAACAGATAAATTTGAAATTTCCCTTGGAGATTTAGGGGTAAAAACAACTAATTACAGAGGTCACTCTATTGAAGAAGTGGCAGAAATGGCTACAGATAAACTGATTTCTGTAAGCGACACAGCACCTGAACCAATAAAAGCACAAGCTCATGTGTTTAGGGAATTGTGTCAAAAGGTGATTGCATATTATATGAAGGAAGCAGTTAATAATCATATATGCACAATATGTAATCAATTAGAAAAACAAGGTCATAAAGACCTAGCTAATATTATTAGGAGACTATAATGGCGATAACACAAGCGATGTGTACTTCTTTCAAACAAGAACTTTTAGAAGGTGTACACAATTTTAAAAACTCAGGTGGAAACACTTTTAATCTGGCTCTTTATACCAGTTCAGCTACTATGAGTGCTTCTACAACGGCTTACACTACAAGTCAGGAAGCTACTGGTACTAATTACACAGCAAAAGGTGGAAGTTTAACTAGAGTTGATCCTTCAACATCTGGCACAACTGCTTTCACAGATTTTGCTGATTTAACTTTTGGTACTTGTACGATTACTGCTAGAGGTTGTATGATTTTTAATGATTCTGCTTCAGGTGATCCTGCGGTTGCAGTATTTGATTTTGGAGGCGATAAAACCTCTACGGCAGGAAGTTTTACAATTTCCTTCCCTACTGCTGACGCAAGTAACGCTGTAATTAGAATAGCGTAAATTTAGCCTATGGCTAATATAACAGGCTGGGGTCGAAGTACTTGGAATTCAGGTACTTGGGGCGAACCTGTACCTGTTGAATTAACAGGTGTAGCGGGAACAACTGCTTTAGGTTCTGAGACAGTCACTGGTGCTGCTAATGTAAGCCTCACGGGACTTGCAGCCACAGGAGCAATAGGATCAGAAACAGTCACTGGTGCTGCTAATGTAAGTGTTACAGGACTCGCAGGAACTACTGCTTTAGGTACTGAAACTGTAACTGGTGATGCCAACGTAACAGAAACAGGAGTAGCTGGAACAAGTGCTTTAGGTACGGTTGTTGCTAATGGAGTGGCGATTGTAGGAGTTAGTGGAACAGCTTCTACAGTAGCACAAGGTGATGAGACAGTCACTGGTGCTGCTAATGTTGCAGTAACAGGTTTAGCAGGAACTTCTGCTTTAGGAAATTTAAGTTTAGTAACTAATAATGTAATTTCTGTAACAGGTTTAGCAGGAACAACAGGATTAGGTTCACTTTCTATTACGATAGCTATAAGCATTAATGTTACAGGACTTACAGGAACTGGAGAGGTAGGAAATCTAATAGTTTGGGGTGAAATATTACCTGATCAAAATGCAGATTGGTCTACAACAAGCACTACACAAAGTCCTTCTTGGGGGGAAGTAAGCACTACACAAAGTCCTTCTTGGGAGGAAGTTGCTTAGTATAATTTTTAATTTCGGAGAAAAAAATGGCTACTTATGTAAATAATTTAAGACTTAAAGAAATCGCTACAGGTGATGAGTCTGGAACGTGGGGTAATTCCACAAATACCAATTTAGAATTGATAGGAGAAGCTTTAGGTTATGGTACAGAAGCTATAACCACTAATGCAGATACTCATGCAACGACTATTGCGGATGGAGCTGCCGATGAAGGCAGAGCTTTGATGTTAAAGTACACAGGTACTTTAGATTCAACCTGCACAATAACTTTAGGACCCAATACAGTTAAAAAAGTATGGATTATAGAAAATGCAACTAGCGGCTCACAATCCATAATTATTAAACAAGGCAGTGGTGCCACTGTAACTATAGGGAATGGAAGAACAGCTATAGTATATTCAGATGGAGCAGGAGCAGGTGGTGCAGTTGTAGATGCTCTTACCGATTTAACCATAACTGATACTTTAACAGTTGCTGGAACCACTATAACAATAGGTGATGCGACAGCAGAAGATACTAAATTAGTATTTGATGGCAATGCACAGGATTTTTACATTGGACTAGACGATAGTGCAGATGACTTAGTTATAGGACTTGGATCAACAGTAGGAACTACTCCTGCCATTGAAATTGATGAAAACCAAGACATTAAGTTTGCTCAATCTATTGGTGTAGGACAAGCAGCCTCATCTACTACAGGTGATATTGTTGCACAAACTATGTCATTGTTAGGCACAACTCCTTCCTTAACTCTAGGGGATGGTGGTGCAGAGGATGTAAAGATTCAGTTTGATGGGGTAAAAGATTTTTATATAGCTAACGATGATTCTGCTGATAAATTAGTTATAGGTGAAGGATCAACAGTTGGTACTAACAGCATTCTAACCATTACTGATGATACAGTCACACTAGGTGATGGTGCAGCGGTAGATACAGCTATTGTTTATGATGGAAATGCTAAAGATTTTTATATTGGTTTAGATGACTCAGCAGATAAGTTAGTTATAGGTGAAGGCTCTACAGTAGGCACTAACAATATAATAACTATAACTGATGACACAGTTACTTTAGGAGATGCTGCTGCTGTTGATACAGCATTAATTTTTGACGGTAATGCACAGGATTTTCATATTGCACTCGATGATTCAGCAGATGATTTAGTTGTTGGTGTAGGCAGCACAGTAGGTTCTAATACTGCATTTGCTGTTGATGAAAACAGCAAGACTACTTTTTCTGGAGCTTCTCAATTTAATAGTACAGTTACAGTTGGTGTAGATGATACTGGTTATGACGTTAAATTATTTGGTGCTACAGCTAGTAAGTATATGTTGTGGGATGAATCCGCAGACAGTTTAATAGTTAAAGATATTGTAGATGCAGTTAATTACAAAATTAATGGTGGACAAGGTAGTGATGGTCAAGTTCTAACCTCAACAGGAAGTGGTGTAGCTTGGGAAGCTGCTGCTGGTGGCGGTAAAGTATTACAGGTTGTGGAAGCAAGCGGTGGTTCTGAAATTATGACTAGCGGTACATTTAATAGCACAGGGCTATATGGTGCAATTACCCCAGCAGCTACAAGTTCAAAAGTTCTAGCGATAGCTGTAACCAGTGGAACGTATAACAACGGAAGTGCAGGTCTAACTTATTCTATTTACAGAGGAACTACTGGAGAAGGAAGTGGAAGTGCTATATTTACAGCAGAAATAGTAGGATCGAGTGGTGGACAGCATCTTATGGCAACAGCCATGAAATTAGACTCTCCTAGTTCAACATCCGCTAATACATATACCCTAATGCACAAGTCTAGTAATGGATCAAGTTTAGTTGGTTGGTGTAGTGCGGATGCTGATGGAGATGATGCTGGTAAATTAATATTAATCGAGATAGGAGCATAAAATGGCAGAACAATACGATAAATTACCTAATGAAAATGAAATTCAAAGTGGTTTAACAACTTCTAAAAGTGCAGAAGTTATGGCACAAGCTGTTAATAATCTTGCTCCAAAGTGTGAGTTTGGGATAAGAAAAAATGACAGTAATGAACTATATTTAGTTCACAAGGGCGGGGATGCCCTTCCTAGTGACAGTGATGTAGATGCTGAAATTGCTAATATTAATGCCGCTTATGCAGCAAAGGATTATTACAGAAGTAGGGCTAAAGAATATATCGCTATAGGAAACCAATTAGATTTGTTGTGGCATGACATAGACGCTGATTCAGATTTAAAAACTAAATTAAGCGGTTTCTATGATGCAATAAAAGCAACGAAGGACAAATACCCTAAATAATAAAAATTGAAATAGAGCTATATTATGGTAGATGAAAAAGAAAAGATAAAACCTGTTGAAACAGAGACAATAGAACTTACAGATAAACAACAATATATAAAATCACAAATGAAAGATTTATCTGCTAAAGAGCAATCTCTCATGTTTCAGCTAGATCAAGTAAAAGCAGCACAACAAGTTTTTAAACAAGCCTTTGCAGAAGCTTCTAAAGAGGTCATGGAAGAAAACAAAACTGATGAGTAGTTAATGAGCCAGACAGTTGATAATTTAGAAGTAAAATTAAAAGCACATGAGGACGTATGTGCAATTCGCTATGAAAATATAGAGAAAAGGCTAGAAGCAGGAAGCAAACGCTTTGACAAGATAGATAAGATGATTGTTGGCTTATATACGATGTTTTTAGGATTTACAGCTTATTTGGAGTTTATAAAATGAGTGATGCAAGCGGTAGATTTGGTGGCGATATGGACAGAAATGAGGTCGAGATTGACCTCAATAAGTTCATGGAGCTTTTACAAGAAAAAGCTGACCTTAAAGACAGAATAAGAGAATTAGAAGATGAAGGCACTAAAAATCCTCATCAAAAGTGGATATTTCTAGCACAAGCTGTAGATAGTTGGAGAATATTTCCTAGAGCTTTTTTAACTGTTTATATCTTTTTACTGTATTACACAGTCGTATGGTTCATGGAATTACCAGAACCAAGTTTTGAACAATCTGGCTTAATATCAGTTATTGTAGGAGCTGGAGCTGCATGGTTTGGTTTGTATGCCGGGACTTCTGGTTCATCTAAAAGCTTTAAAGGGGAAGCCGATAAAAAATGAGAAATTACCGCAAGGAATATGATAACTACCATAGTAAATCCAAACAAAAGAAAAACAGAGCAGGTAGAAATAAAGCTCGTAGAACATTGGTAAAATCTAAAAGAGTTAAAAAAGGAGACGGTAAAGACGTACATCATAAAGACGGGAATCCTAGAAATAGCAAAAGAACTAATCTTTCTATAGTACCAAAATCAAAAAACCGTTCTTTCAAAAGAACAAAATCTGCAAAAAAAAGGAAATGATATGTATGAATATAGGTGTAAGGAAATTAAGAAGGTGGTTGATGGTGACACTGTGGATGTTGTTCTTGATCTTGGCTTCAATATTTTTCACTCTTGCCGTGTTCGTATGGCTGGTATTGATACCCCTGAAAGCCGTACAAGAGATTTGGATGAAAAGGCAAGAGGAAAGCTTGCAAAAGAATTTTTAAAGAATTGGGTAACAGAATACGAAAATAATAAGAAGAATATAGTTATCAAAACAAAAAAAGAAAAAGCTAAAGGAAAATTTGGTAGAGTTTTGGGTGAATTGTGGGTTGAAGGTGTGAATGTAAATGAGGATATGATTCAATCATATCATGCTGTTCCATACTCGGCTCAAAATAAGGAAGAAGTTAAAAAGCTTCATTTAGAAAATAGAGAAAGACTTATAGAGCAGGGAGTCTTTAAACCATTAGCAGAATAAGGAGAAATTATGTTAATAATGATTGGACTAACTATAAGTGTATTAGTAACGATTGCTTCGGCAATAGCAGCTATTACACCAACACCTAAAGACGATAAGTTTATAGGTAAACTTTATAAGATTGTGGATGTTTGTGCTTTAAATATAGGAAAAGCAAAACAAGAAGCAAAGAAAAAATAACAAAAAAAGGAGCAGATAAAGGTGGTTAAAAATGAAAGCAAAATCGTTGCTTTTTATAACAATATGGATGTTTATAGGTCTGTTAGGATCATTTGCTCTTCAAGCAGAGCAAACTGGTAATTGTACTGCTGGAAGTCAGTATTGTGAGCAGAATAGCTTAAATACAACTAATACTACGACAACGACAAATACCAATACAAACACCAACACAAATAATAATACGAATACGAATACGAATACCAATACCAATACGAATACGAATACGAATACTACAACTTCGACAGCAACAAACTCGAATACAAATGTGAATACAAATACAAATGCAAATACAAATGTGAACACTTCTACTTCGACAGCGACTTCGACAGCGACTACGAATAATACGAATGCTAATACAAACACTAATGTAAATACTTCGACTTCTAATTCGACTGTTAATTCAACGGTGAATCAGAATGTAACTAATTCAACAACTTCGAGTAACACAAATACCAATGTTAATACAAGTAATAGCACATCAAATTCAACAGCTAATAACACAAATACAAATGTTAATAACTCTACATCTGAATCGAATGTGACTACTGATAATCGAAATGTGAATGAAAATAATACAACTGCGAATAATACAAATACAAATATTAATCAAAGTAATTCTACGCAGACGATAAAACAGGAAATAGAAACTAAGGCTCCTCCTGCTTCGGCTATAGCCCCTAGTATAATGTCGTATTCGCAAGATTTGTGTACTACAGGGCGTTCTGGGGCGTTTCAGGGGCAAGTATTTGGTATATCTGGCGGTAGAACTATAAGAGATGAGAATTGTGAACGATTAAAGCTAAGTAAGTACATTTACGATATGGGGATGAAGGTAGCAGCAGTATCTATACTTTGCCAAGATGAGAGGGTATTTCAAGCAATGGAAATGGCAGGTACGCCTTGTCCTTACATGGGCAAGATCGGTAAGGAAGCAACTGTAGGTTGGGAATCCAATCCCTCTAAAAGACCTGATGCTAAAGAATATAAAGCTAATTGGATAGAACAATGCAAAAAAGGACTGAATCCTAATGATACTGGCTATAATAAGGATATTGTAAGTGGAGTAAGGAAGGTTTTAACAAAAAGCACTAAAACTACTAAGCAGTGTAAAAGAGAGTGGAGAAATGCCTCATAATAAGCAGGACAAAGCCTTAACTTGGTGTTTTGCAGCCAGTTTGATTTTAGCTGGTGTTTTTGCGTTAGGTGTTAATCAACTTAAAGCTGATTACATTTATGAAGCCAACCAAAATCTTATTAATTTAACTGGTGAATCTGGAACTACTAGCTTAAACGCTGGTGACGATCAATTATCTTCTGCTTTTAATTTAGATTTTACTTTTGATTTTTATGGAGAAGATTTTACTTCAGCAAGAATGGCTACTAATGGATGTCTTCATTTTGGTTTAGGTACAGGCACTATAAATTACAATAATTATTGTGGAGACTATACTCCTGATCCGTTGCCACACACTACCTACACACTTTATGCGTTTTATACAGATTTAATTAGGGATAATGGCTCTAAAATGTTAGCTAAAAACTTTAGTGATAAAGCAGTTTTTGGTTGGTATGACATGAAGGAATACGGAAGAAACAATACCGATAACAGCTTTGAGGTTATTCTTTGGACTAATGATACCTATGAATTTAGATACGGTGCTTTAAATATTACCAACCACGATGTGTTAATTGGGGAACAAGGAAGCACAGCAGAGCTTTATACCTACTTGTATCACGATGAATGTAGCACTGGAACTACCAATTTAAGCACCTGTGTTGCATATAATTGGAACTCTAGTAGTAATTCTTATAATGCTTTGCTAGAAAGTGGTGGTTCTTTATATGGTAATGGGTCAGATAATTCAGCTTGTGCTGACAATCCTTTAAGCGATAGCAGTTGTAGTGGGTATGAAGTTGCTTTGTTTGATTACGAGTGCGACCAAGATTCACAATATTCTCCGAGTTGTCCGGGATATTCTTTTCAAGAATCGGTAGCTTATTACGAACCAGAAACATTTGATTACGGTTACGATGAACCAGATTACAGCACAGGAAACTATTACGAAGAAGATTTGTATTGGGAAGAAGATTTATTTGGGATGGGCGATTACTCAGATGATTGTATAGACAATCCAAGTTATTGTTATGACGATCTAGTTTACGAAGAAACTTATGGAGTTGAAGAAGTAATATGGTTTGATGATAACTTAGGTTGGGAAGATGAAACTTATTTAATAGATGATCCTTTTTTAGCTATATATGAAAGTATTGTTGCAGCGGCTGCTACTATTG